TGTTTGCTGCTTGTACTGGCTCTAAGGCTAGTAATTGGCTCACGATTATAGTTATCCCAATTAGGTGCCACCTTGCGAGCCATCCCCTACGGGGCTCGCCTTTTCGCCCTTGAGGCGAATGTCTTCTAAAGGTTATCATATGTAGTCAAGTCCTTTCACTAAAAGCCCAGGTCAGACGGCGTGGCGTTACTGTTTACATGCACCGCATTTGTTGTAATCCATTTTCCATCCACCGCATAACTGGCATCTCTCTACCTGTTTATCCATAATGTCCTCCTCTAGCCTTGCACCTTTACGATAGCATTTTTGGCATTCAGCGATAACTACTCCTGGCACTGTATCCCATCCGTATTCAATCTCGAATATAGTAGGTTTCTTACAGGCATTACATTTCATTACCGCCGCTTCAATCATGGCTTAGAACCCCATCCAGTACCTTTGAATATGGCTCCTGTTGATGTGTAAACCCTACGCATTTCCATAAAACACGTTTCACATCTAGGGATGGTTACAGGGTCGTTAAAGGATCTTTCAACTTCAGCATCCCCATGACCATCCGTACATGTGTATTCGTATTTAGGCATGGTGGCCATAATCGATTCGATTAATAACACCACAACCTACGCATTTTAGTAATCCCTCAACATGCACCATCCTGGGATCATTACACATATCGCAGCACTCATTTAGCGGCACGATGTCTGGATCAACTGTGCCATCTGAGTGAAACTTAATACGTAAACGATCAGGCTGGATTATCTCTAACTCACCCATTTATTTGTCCTTATCTGGATCTGGGAAATAAAATTTGCCGTTACTTGTGGTCTTTGCCCAGTGAGGTTCGCATTGATCGGCTTTGCTTTTCTCTGTACAGACATATCCCAGAAATGGTCTGCCTGTTTTAGATGTTCCCTCTTTGCGTAGCATTTGACCATGCTTACAATCAAAAGATTCGCCTACCTTTTCGGCATTTAATGATTGCGCAATATCGTCAACCGACCAAGCCAAAGGTGCTGGATCTTCTAATTTAGGTGCAGACCAATCTGTGTTGCGTAAAACATCTACAACTGCAGCAGTCCTAGTTCCCGGTGCTCCGTAAGTAGGTTTTGTATATTCTTGTGCTCCTTTTACAACTTTCTGCATTTCTTCTCTTGAGGCTCTTTTGCCTTTGGTAGCGTATCCAGCATTTGCCAAAGCCCTACCAATTGCAGAAGTTTCGCAATTCTCAAGTGCAGAAGTTTGATTAACACCCCTCTGTGCCACTGTTTCTTCAGCGATACCGCTTGTCCAAGCCTTCGCATCAGCCTCAGTTCTATAAAGCCTAGCCATAACAATAAAGCGATCTTTCGATGCTTCCAGTAATTCGGTTTCAATACGCCCATCTGGATTATCCTCCCAAAATGATGTTGCATCTTTTTTGTAACCAAGTCGCTTTTCGACTGGTTCGTAATCATCTAAATTAAAACCCATAATCTATCTCCTGTTTCCCTTGTCGGTATTCCTGTTGGGCACGAAGATCCCAAGTGCTCCCATCATGCCAAGCCTCCACGTAGTGTCGGCATTTATCGCAATAGGCTCTTTGTAAGCCATTGGTGCTGGTCGCAATCCAAGTCGCAGGGTTTTGACCTTTGATCGTATGCGCTCCATATTGATTTTTACAGTATTCACACCACACGCTCCTATTAGAATTTTTCGTAATCATCGTCTAATTGCGCACTAAGGACATCTTCGTAGAATCCCAAGTAAGCGACTGAATCTGCAACACTGTCGTGATGTGATGGCGTTTCAACCAAACGAGCGATCTTGAGTCCAACCATACATAACACAACTTGGTGTGCTGTAATTGGCATGTCGAGAATGCCTGACCAGATGTCTGCGATGCGCTTGTGGTTGGTATATGGAGATCCATAAATTCGACCTCGGTCTTGTGATAATAATGTTGCTTCTGCAAATAACGCTTCACGATTATCGGACATTGCTGCGTACTACTTTCATGCCTTGTTCATAGCCAGCACGCCATGCTTCATCCCATAATCTATTCTTACGATCTTCTCGCCAAGCCATAAATAAGAAAACCGCAAAGGTGCTAAAAATGACGATTGTTACCGCCATCTGATCACTTATATTGCTCATTTGTTTGCTCCCGATCTCCAGGCTCTTTGCCTGTTGGGATTAAGTATGTGCTAGATCAGCGACAATCTCGATAAGTGTGTCGGCGTGTTAGATAACAATACTGTTATCAATAACATCAACGGCATCATCAATTGTGCGCTCTTTGTAATCTGTTTCTCTAGACATAAGATTTACCTAAAGCAGTAAATGAGCCATCTTTATTAATTGGAATCATGTGTGGGGTCATATTCTTGCCATCCCAGTCCAGGATTACTATGCCCATCTGCCAGTTAGCAATTCCCTTTGTGTATGAGGCTTGTTTTTTATCCATGAGATTACCCACCTCTATGCCGTAAATCGTCCTATAATTGGCTCCTACGCCCTCTGTATAGGCACTTAGCCCTAACTTATGGGTATGGCCACAAACAACGCTCTTACCAGCCTTCTTGGCCAGATTTAGGGCAGTTAAGCCCGGGTTAGGGTTTGTGTTGCCTTCATCGCCATGAGCCAAGATCCAACCTTTTTCAAATTCATAAAAGGTTTTGTGGAATTGAATGCCCATTGTGGCAAAGTCCATGAATTTTTCGTACTGTAATTCAGGTAGGTTCATGAGCCCAGGTACTTTTAATAAAGTGTTGTATAGGCGATCAGTATGATTAGAACGGACAATATGAGCCTCTCGAGCGTTCTCGGTGAGATCCCAGAGAATCGACTGAGTAAGTTCACGATCTGCGTGCAGAGTTTGTTCATAAGCGAGAGGTGTGCCTTCGCTCCATTTTGAAATTGTTTGAAAATCGATTTCATCGCCGACCACCAATACACTGTCGAACTTCTCCCTTCGTGCTAATTTGATTACGTTCTTCGTTGCAACCTCATGATTTAGAGGAATTTGCAAATCTGACACCACCAAGTATCGCTTCAGTTATTTAGTCCTCATCTTCATCGTCATCTTGAAAAGGTGTAATGTCAGTATCGGCTGTTGTAGGAATTAACCACTCAGGCATACTGTTTTTGTTGTCCATTAAACCCAATGCAATTTCGACGCTGAAACCAGCCCTGCGTAATGCTCTGTAATACTCATTAAGCGCAATGGCATGCATGTCCAACGCAGTCGTTTCTGTACGAGCCACGCTTCTGCGAACATGTTTGACTGGCTTCTTTTTGGCTGCCATGTTTTAAATTATCGCTCTAAAAGAATGTTGTAGATCTCATCGACACGCTGATTAAGGCGTTTAATTTCAGTCAATAAATGACTAATAACATACCCGGCAAATCCGCCTAGTATGCCAATCGTTGCGATGTAAAGTGTAAAGAAATCTTGTTCGGTCATGCTTTGGTGCTAATCCCGTAATCACTCTCAGATCCCGATTTTGGATCTAATGCTTTAACTAGAGGTGCAATTAATGCGCCAAGCAATATTGCGTACTCTGGCTTCATATCTCCGGCAATTGCCAAAGCAACTGTAAGTCCAGATGCTGCTACTGCTCGCAGGTAAGATTTAATCGCTGCCTTGTGTTTCTTTGTAAGTTTCATACTTTACCTCCGAGAAGTGGGATGTCGAAAAACGAACTGTCCTGATCTCCCGCAGGGCTAAAGGAAAGATGGCAGTGCGACTTGTGTTGGTTAAAACCTTTGTAAGTGCGGTATTTCCAATTTCCTCTAGCAGACATAATTTTACCATCAAAGATTATGTAACTTATGCGTTTACGCTTATCGGCTTTGGCATAAAGTCGCAATTGCTCTACTAGGTGAACCATTAAATCTTTGATTTGGCTAATATCTTTATCTACATCGATTGCTCTGACCACGCCAGTTTTTGCAGGTATGTGATCCGACTTTGTGCCAGCAGACATATGCCTAGCGTCCGCTATCCAGCCGTCTGAACGCCTATCCCTATCTGGAAAACAATCATCTATCTGCTCTCTTAATTGAACCGCAGACTTACTAAGCCAGGGTTTCATTTAAGAAAAAAGTAATTGGGCTTCTTCAGCAGTAATGCCTAATTTTTCAAACAAAACCAATTTTGCCTGTGTTTTTTCTTGTTCTTCAATTTTGGCAGTGTTTACTTCAGTTGCTGCTTTTTTGTTTAATTTTTCAATTTCTTTTATTTCAGCAGCAGTTAAAGGAATTTCTGTAATTTCGTTAGTAATTACGTTATGTTCAACTCTAAACATTAAGCACCCCACAATGTATAAGTTCCAGCATTCCAGGTATATCCTTGTGTATTTTCAATCTGTAGGCTGGAAACGGCAGCAGAGGATTTATACACACCTTTTGCAATTTGGATATATCTTTGGCTTCCACCAAAATTGAAATATCCATAACTGTCCATATCTGTAAATCCAGGATTTTTGCAGTTAGTTAATTTAATTGCAAAAGAATTATTGCCATCAGTGTTGTAATGAGCGCCTTTAACACTGCGAGAAAATCCAGAATAATCTGCTTGAGCATACTCAGCAGTTGAACCAGAGGTTAAAGTCATAGTATTAGATAATTGATAATAATTTGAACCTGTATCACTATTTAATCTCGCAACTAAAGTGCCATCATTTGTGGCATTTGTTGTTCCATAAACCACTAAAAATAAATCAGTATATGATGATAAGCCTGTTATTGAAACGCTAGTTCCACTCAAAGTTCCTGTAGCAATTTGTGCCATATTTCCTGCACCACCTGCTGGAGCAGCCCATGTTGGCACGCCTCCTGCAACAGTTAAAACGTTGCCAGTTGAACCAATACCTAAACGAGTATTTACGTTGGCAGAAGATGAGCGATACTCAATATCTCCCAATGTTGTTGATGGGTTTAAATTCTTTGTGGTTGTATCGACTGATGTTCCAAGTGTGCGGATTGCTGATGCACCATCTTTGACTAAGCCCGTATCATCAGGCGTAGTCCACCCATAATTTGTTGTTGTTGCCATTGTGCTCCTTTATGCGACGATGGTGGCATTTTGCCACTCTAGTATAGCGGATAATGTGTTCCAAGCCTCAGTTATAGGGGTGGTGTTCCACCTCATAGCCACCTGGCTAAACTGAGTTGGGCTTAGATTTATAGTCAAAAATAACTGGTTGAATGAAGTGCTCCATGACCAGCCTTCAACATATCCCTGAAACGAACCCTCATTTATTTGAATTGGTAGATCGGTTATGGAAATGGCTTCTCCCATAAAGATATTGATTAAAGCATCTCTAGTTTGATCATTCATTTCTGGGTTGGTTAAAGGAAAGGTAATTTGTTCAAATACTGGGTACGGAAGGGATCTTAGATCAATGTACTTTTCAACTATTTCCTCAGCATCGGTTTGATTCTTAATACTTGAGTTTATTGTTTCAGATTTATAGCCATATAGATTTACGCTATCAGCATCAATTAAAGTTTCTGTATCATTAAAATTGTTGCCATAATTCAGGGTTATGTCGTTTCGAATATTGCCAGCAGTGGTCGTAGTCTGAATGCCTGATCCCAGGGCTGTGTTTGCCGATAATTCTAGGTAACCATTGGCTAACAAATAAGCCTGGCGATGGTTTGCATCGGCATAGCCTATGTTTCCATTGCTATCTTCATAAAGGTATCCAAAGGCTGAATTCGCTATCTGAGAGGCGATATTGTAAATAGTATCTGTGTTAGATCCACGATTAACCATTTCATATTGACCAGGCTGATCTATCTCGCCAAGTCCTATATTTTCAGCATTTAACCAGGTGATAGTTGGATCATAAGTTGACCATGTTTGAGCGGCTGATACACCAATCCAATCTCCTAATAAGAATTCCTCAAGTAGCGTACGTATTTGATCCCCGTCAAATTCTGATGTTAATACGCCTTCGCTAATTGTTTTGGCTAGTTTAGCCAGGGAACCCATAGCAATTAAGTTATATGTAAAAACTGTGCCTACTGATCCAGTTGCGCCTACTGCGATTGTTATGTCTGTAATGTTTCCACCAAAAATAGTTTTGTATGTGTTTGTGCTGTCCTTAAGTTGCAAAGCAATAGCATCATTTATTTTTATATTATAATTTTCATTTTCCAAAGCAACCAAAGCAATTTCCATATATGAAGGATTTGGTTGCA